GTTTAATGTCGTTCGTAGTCCAGTCGTTTCCAGATGCCCCGACGTTAAGGAGGTCGCCTGTGCTGTTCAGGTCTATATCCCCGGCGGTCACTGTAAGATCACCTTGCAACACATCGACATGACCAGGGCCGTGGATGGACAACCGGGCGTCTAGCGACCCACCCCCACCGGTGGCCTTCCGATTGGCAAAGTACATCGTTGTGGAATCAGCGGCTGCATCCTCCTCATCCCAGATTGTCCAGATATACCCCATCGACTGCCCTGATGTATGACCTCCAAAGGTCATCATTGGCCCGACGCCGTTTGCCTTGGTCTGTTTGTTGAACACGGACAGACCAACCTGGGTGTTAGCGCCGGTTACCGTGGTCTGAATCAATCCACTCCTGAGACTGGTAGAGTCCCAGTCGTTACCGCTGGCGGCGACGTTGAGGAGGTCGCCATTATTCAAATCTATTTGCAGTGGATAATTAATCCCACGAATATATGAGACATCACTGCCGTGCCAGAGTTGCAAATCAGTTCCATCGCCTAAATACAACCCGGCGTTGTCCTTTATCAACAACGCATTACTGCCTGCGTCCCATGACATGTCCCGCCCTGATGTGTCGCCGTAGAAATTCACATCCTGATTAGTGCCATCGGCACCAAAGTTGACATCCCCAGCAAAGGTCGCCGAGAGGTCATCAGAGAGCGTCAACGCCGTCGCAAGAGCGTTGAGGGAACTACCTGAGCCGCCAGCGTTTGCAGTCTGGAAAATAATGTCGCCACCAGCACCAGAGCCTTTACCCTGACCACCTTGGAGGGTTAAAGCTCCGCCCGCTATATTGTTAGTAGTGCCTGCGGTCGTTGCCCCGGCGGACATTGTAAGAACCGTCCCGGCAGCATCGTGCGCTGAGGCGGTGGGGATTAACTTATTACTTGAGAACAACAGGGTCGTTTCTGCCTGGATTGCGCTGGCCCCATTGCCTGTTAATACGGCATTAGTTAAAAGGGTGCTGACTCCCGTGCCGCCGTAAGCCACGCCCACGTCCGTCCCCTGCCAGACCCCCGTGGCGATAGTTCCGAGGGCAGTTATCCCAGTGGACGACGACCACGCCGGGATGCCGCTCGATAGAATTAGGACGTGAGTATCGGTTCCCTTTGCCAGCCTGGACAACTGCGAGGAGGAGGACGCATAGACGATGTCGCCCGTAGCCTGAGAGTTGAAGACGTGAGCACCGACCGCTTCCCATTCGGCCTGAGTTAGCTCTGTCCCGACGGAGCCGTGTCGAAGTTCGTTTGCCATATGGTGACCTCTATGCCGTCGCTAGGATGCCGGAGAACCCGCCCCGACGGACGCCGTCCTGTATTGCCTCGGTAACTCGCTCCTCGAAATCGTCGAACCCGTAGGTCGGGCCGAGGATGTTGATCGTGAGAGTTGTCGCCCCGACTCCTCCACCCCTACCAAGCGGAACGACCGCCTCTGGGCCACCCTCGCCGATCATGGCAAGGGTGGGCTTGCTTACGATCCCGCCCTCCGCCAGCTTCGGGATCAGCGGGAGATTGATACCGAACTGCTTCCCGCCGAATCCTGGCACCCATTTGGGGATTTTAACCGATATCTTGTTGAGTCCTCCGATGATCGCATTGACCGCCGTTATCCAGACATTCACATAACCCTTCAGCGCGTCGATTACGAGCTTCACAGGAGCTTCTAAGGCCCCCCAGACGGTTTCCCACGTTGTCTTGAAGGCTCCGACAATCTTGTCCCAGTTCTTGAAGATCAGGATGGCCGCAACGATGGCCGCAACGATTCCGAGGATAATGAGACCAATCGGCCCCATCGCGATATTTAGAGCCGTCATGGCCGCCGCACCGGCACTCGTGGCCGCTGTCTGGAGCCATGTTATCGCCGTCTGGATAACCTGGCTCGCTCCCATCGCCCCGATAGCGGTAGTCAACGCAGGGATCATAATGACGAGCGGGCCGAGGGCTGTCGCGAAGCTGCCAATCGGCGCGAGCGAAGCCTTGACCTTGTTTTTCATAATGTCGAACTTATCCGACATCGTCAGAGTAGCCGCCCCAAGATCGGCGACCTTACCCTCGGAGTTAGCCATCGCTGCCAGCATATCGTCGAGCGAAAAGACACCTTTATCGATAGCGTCCTTGAATCGGAGACCAGCACCGGCACCGAAGTTGGAGGTTGCAATCGCCAGAGCCTCGGTATCTGATTCGGCATTTTGGATGCTGGCGATCATCTCCTGAAGACCCGCCGAGATGTCGGTCACGCCCTCCTTCGCCAGCTTCTGTACTGCCGTATTCAATCCCGGCATCATCTTAGAGGCCGATAGGCCCGCCGCTTCCATATTGGCGACTAGCGCGGTCGCCTCATCTAAGTTAAACCCCATCGTCTGCAATTGAGGCCCGAAGTCGACTAACGTATTCGCCAAGGCGGTCATCGGAACGCCGACGGCCTGAGAGGCTGCGGTCAGTTTGTCGAGTTGGCTGCGGGTCTCTGAAGCCGGAACATTGAAGCCGACCATCGAGTCGGCGACCGCTTTGATCATCGGCCCCGCTTCCTCGCCCATCGCCCGCGAGACGTCAAGAAACGCCTTGGTCACATCCTCCAGGGCTTCGCCCTCCAGGCCCATCTCGGTATTGATATCCGCAATCGCAGCAGACACCGTCGCGGCGTCCTGCGGGACGGTCGCCCAGACGTCCTTGAACGACTGGGTTAGCCCCTCTAGTTGCTCCCCACTCGCGCCGGTTCCCGCGGCGATTGTGTTAGTCGCCTCCTGATACTCCTGGCCGAGTTTCGCTGCCGCTCCAGCGGCAAGCGTAAGCCCTCCAGCCGCTACCGCGACGCCCTTCATGGCAGAGCGCATCTTACCGCCCATCCCCTTGACGTTCTTCTCGGCCTTCGCTGTATCGGCGTCGACCGTTATAGTGACTGTATTAGCCACTAGACTCTTCCTCTATTTTGCCCTCGGAAATGATCGTCAGCATCCGTAATATTCCAACGTCCTCCGACATGACCTCTGACGGCAGACAGCTATACCGCTGACAGATGCCGTCGATGATCTCGGCCCGCTCTAGCTCGACCGGTTTCCTGACCGGCGTACCGTCCTGATATGTCCCGCCCCGGACAGCCTTCCAACGAGCTATGCCGAGGCTGAGAGTTCCCCCGGCGTAGTCGCCGCCTCAGTCCAGGCTCCGAGGATCGCCGTGCCGAGCGAGGGAGGCAGGGACAGGAACCCCGCGGCGTCCGGATTCAGCACTGTCCCGTCCTCGTCCTGGAGGTTCCACGACTCCAGTACCTCGTCGCCAAACATCTGGAACGCGGCACGGAGGTTGGCGGCGTTATCCTCGGACGCTGTAGCGAGAGCCTGCAAGTCCAAAAACGTGCGGAGATCGACATCAAGGCGGGCCTCGATATGTATCCCCTCATAATCAGGGTCAGCAAACTGTAGGATGGCCCGCCGACGCTGTACCGTGTACGGCCTGACGCCGTTCGTGCTGATCACCATTAGGCGACCGTTGACCAGGTCGGAACCGTGCCATCAGAGAGGTTCAGGGTCGCCGACCATGTCAGTGAGCCGTCGCTGCCCCTGGTGATCGCGTAGCTCGCGACCTGCATCTCCATCGCCAATTTGGGATTGGATGATGTATTCCCGCCAACTCGCAGATCGAACGTCCGAGTGCCGGTACGGGTTTTGAATACGTCGTGACTCTTGTTACTAGTAGCGTTGAAAAACCCGTTGATCGTCACGTCCCCGTCGCTCATCCCGGTGATCCGCTCTCGCGCCGACTTGTCGAGGCCGGTAGTCTCGACCAACTCCTGCGCGATGTTGATCCCGTAATCTCCGACATCTGAACTGATGTCTCTGGCACTCCCGCCGGAGTCGTCTATTTGGAGCATGTCACCCAAACCAGTTTGCTTTGCCACGATTTCCTCCTAAAATTTCCCTATAACCTGACGTATCCAATTGCAAACGTAATCGACCCAGTCGATGCATCCCTAACGACCCTATGTTTGACGTATCTGTTGAGCGTTCCGGAGAACTCAGCCCTGGCGGCTCCGATTGCCGTCACATGGGCAGACGACACATCTGTATAAGTAACATTGTCCGACGAGTGCTGTAGGTTCACTGTCCACCGGGCGTTCCCGCCGACTGCCGAGAACGCCAGAATCTGGTAGTACCATGACCCACCGCTGGCACTCGATGCGGAGTCATCCACGGCAGTCCCTGACGTGGAGGATGTGATTGTGTCGTCGTGAGCGGTAACCATCTTCCCGAACTCAGGGCCAGAGCCATTGGCCGAATAGGTCGCTGTTGCCGCAATCGCGGAACCGGGAGCGCGGGTCGTGGTCATGGTTCCCTGCTTTGACACCAGGCCGACGCAGGGATCACCGACTGCCGATCCCATCGGAACGAGGACGTCCTGATCAGCCGTTGGTTGTGTGCCGCTGTTAGACGTCCAGACCGCGTGCTGCCGGGAGGATGCCGGGTCGAAGAACGCATCGACGCTGATCTCCCCGTCGACGATCCCGATGATCCGCTTGCGGGCAGAAACGTCGAGCGTCGTTACGTCGAGGAGCTCGTTGGTGTAGCCCAGACCGGACAGGGCATTAGCATCGCCGGACAGATCGTAGCCCTCGACGTAGAGCCGGACGTTTAGTCCGTTTACCTTAGCCATATATGGCCTCCATAATTAAGCCGCTCTAAGAGCCTCCTAGAGGCCTCTATGGCGTGATCGTGACCTCACCCATTAGCTCCATCTCGTAAGGGACGGAGACCGTCCTGAATACTCCGCCGCTCATGTTGGTATAGCCGACCGTCGCAGTCCCGACCGACGAGTCGGTGACGTTGCCGCCAAGATCGGCGTCTGATCGGAGTTGGCTGTCGATCTGAACCATCGCGTCCCAGACCTCCTCCTCTATACTCTCCCGAACGTCCGGCGAGTCCTGCATCCGGAAGTACGCCCGGACGGTAACTGATACCCGCGACCCGATGTCTCCGAGGGTCTCGAAGTCGCTCCGGCGTCCGGTCAGCCAGAACGCCAGCAACGGCGTCCCAGAGATCGCCAGCGGCTCCCCTCGATAGACCGCGACGAAGGCGGGGTCAGAGATCGCCGCGAGGAGCGTGTCGATCTGGGCCAATGCCCCCGACCGGCTCAATCGAACGCCTCGATGAGTGCGTCCCCGATATACTCCTCGTATAGTTGCGGGTTATTGTTGATATGGTCATAGGCATTCTGGAACATCTGGTAGCCCTTGAAGGTTGACCTCTCGTTCCGGCTACCGATGCCCTCGACCCAACTGGAATATATGAGGTTCGACCCGTACTGCGCCTCGCCTGCATCGACCTGGACGAGATAATCTTGCACCTTCGACGCCATTACCTGACCCCGGAGTTTGCCCGTAATGCGACCGTGTCGGTCTTTGGCATTACCGTATAGCTCCTCCTTGACCCGGTTCGCCCCTTCAAACGTGGCGAGGTCGAGAAGTCCCCGGTTGACCGCCTCGGCGAATCCGAGACCGACCTGGGCCGGAGCGTCGAACATCGGCCCTTTGAGTTTGAACGAGGTCGTCGGAGGAGGAGGCATTAGAAGAACACCCCGTTAGACGTCCCGGTCACCTGATACTGGGCGAGGGTCATCAGGATTGAATTGATCTCCCCGGCTGCCGACGTGATCGCGGCAGCCCCGGAGCCAATCGTCGTTACCGCTCCGAGGTCGCGGTCGCGGAAGACGATCTTCGACAGGTCGAGACAAGCCTGGACAATAAGCTCCGGATAGTCGTACCGGTAGACCGTCACCCCGCTATGAGTCGCCGCAGTCGTGCCATTAACGCCTCGTTCCACCGTGAGCGTGTTCCCGCTGATCGCCGTGACGTATAGCTGCTCGGAGTCGATGAGGATCGTCTGCGCGGGGCCGAGATTGGTCGCCGAGGTTACCGACGCGGATGTCGCCGTCGTGGACGATATAGCGTCGGAGGTCGTTACCGAGACCGTGTCGGCGGTGTAGCCCCAGGAGCCGAGGATCGAGAGGGTCTGCTGGCCTGCATCGAAGCCCTTCGTCGTGTCCTCGTTCAATTTCAATATCGTCTTCGGGGTAGAGTTATACGGCATTAGGAAAAAGTCGTTGGCATGTCCCTCGGTTAACGTCTCCGAGGTGGCCCGGTCTGTTCCTCCGTATGCCGTGACCGTCGTCGGGCTGACGATCCAGCCGTCGAGCGGGATGACGCCGGGAGTCGACATCGTAGTCGCGAGATCGGAGACCGCAACGGCCTGGTACTGCGGAGAATCCCGCAGACTACCGGAGCCGATGTCGTAATACCGGGTCTCGGTCAGAGGCCCGAACGTCCCGCCTCCACAATAGTCGTCGATCCTCCGGCTTGCAGCCTCAAGGATGCGCCGGATCGACCCCGCGTCAGACGTCCAGCCGGAGGAGTAGCTCGTCCCGGCGAGGTAGTCGCGGAGATCGTCAGCGGTAGCGTAGGTATGGCGGGTCGCCACTTACTTGTTCTCCTCGGTCTCGGCCTGCTTGTTTGCTGCCGCCTTGGAGACCTTGAAGTAGTCAGGATACTTCTTGAGAAGGTCTGCCGGGACATCGTAAGTATGCCCCAACTCATAGACCTCTCCCGTGGCTCCGAACGTCACGTTAACCAAGCATTTCGCCTTGGGCATAAAATCCTCCCGATAAGGGGGCGAGGCCGAAGCCCCGCCCCCACTTGTTGCCGCTAAACTATGCGGCTCTTGGAATCTTGAACGCTGCCGCGAGTCCGACCTGGCCGTCGCCCCTCCTGCTGGCGAAAAAGCCCACTTGATCGTTGCCCATATACAAGCTGTCATTCCGCCTTATTGTCATTCCGACACGATCAAAAATGTAGTACTGCCGGAAGTCCCCGAAGATCGCGATCTTCTCGGTGGACGTGATGTTGCCGCCCAAGCCACTAGTCGCATCCACCAGAGTGTTCTTCTTGCCGAGGATAAAGTCGGCAGGTGCAGCGGTTAGGCTTGGGATGCTATGAACGCCAGCGGCGGTAATAGCGATTGAGTTCACGAGCGCAGCCATCGTGGACTTCATGACCCACGATGCGTTGGCACGGTGCTGCGCGTTGAGGGCGTAATACGTCCCAATCAAGTCTGCCCCGACCACGCTCGTCGCGTTGGCCATCGTGTAGAAGGCCACGCTGGCATCTGACATGATCCCCGCGTACTGGGTGGTGTTGTTCCCAGAAATTATTCCCGTGTCCTCAAATCTACCCGCTGACTCCTGGAATATCTGAGTCAGCAATGCCGGGAGGTTGATCGCTGAGTCCTCCAATAGCTCGCGGGTAGTCTTGACCAGCCCGCCGGACTTCTCCAGCGAGAACGATACCTGCCCAACCGTGGGAGTCTGGTCGGAGAACGCGGCCTCCTCGGCTATCGCGGCCCATGTCGC